AAATTATTTACTGTTTAAAGTCTCAGTAGACGTTAACGGTAAGCAAGAGTATAATTTTATGGAAAAAAATTATGATCAGCTATGCGATAAGCTAACTGATGTTATGATACGAGAAACTTTATGAATATATTTTATTTACATAAAGATCCTTATAAAGCTGCACAGATACAATACAATAAGCATGTGGTTAAAATGATCTTAGAATCAGCCCAGATGCTTTGTACTGCGCATCATCATTATAACAACGGAGATAATGTACCTTATAAAAAAGCACATTACAACCATCCGTCAACCATATGGTGTAGACAAAACAAAAACCATTATAGATGGTTATACAATCATATGATAGGTTTAGGCCAAGAGTATAAAGCTAGATATGGTAAAGAACATCTTACAATAACTAAATGTAGATTACCATTATTTAAATATCCTGTTGGTATGCCAGACGGTAAGTTTAAACAACCTCCACAGGCTATGCCTGATCAGTTCAAGCGTGATTGTGCTATACACGCATACTGGTTATACTACGTGTATGACAAAAAACATATAGCGCATAACAAAGAATCATTATATGATACTAAATACATTAAAGATAATTTTGGTTACAGCGACGATTTATCATGCTACACCGGAGCAGACGGACAGCACTCCTGACATAACGGCTAGTAATAAAAAGATAGATCTTAGTAATCCACAAAAACATAGGTGGATAGCTGTATCAAGAGATTTAGAGGCTAAAGGTCTAACGTTTGGCGTAAAAGTCAAAGTTACTGGAGCCGGTAATCTTGACGGTATATGGACCGTACAAGACAGAATGCACCACAGGTGGTTATCACGTATTGACTTTTTAGTCAATGAAGAAATTACAGGTGGTAAATGGGAAAATGTCAGAATCGAAATAATCGATGATGACAATAGGTTATAAGATATAATTAGTAATAGGCTAATGTCACAGAATAGAAATATAAAATGGTTAAATGATAGACGCATATTATATAGGAAAGATCCTGTTAATGATGTGCCCACTATTGAAACTGAACAATATAGATACTACGAAAATGGTACGTATGAGTGTTATCACTTGTTTAATAGCAAGGCTAAAATAACTACATACAAATCATTGAAATGGCACATGCTTGTATTATATTATCTTAACGAAGATGTAGATTTAAGACCTGTTTTTAAATTTATAGCTAACAAAGAAAATGGTTTTGTAACCTTCTTCATTAAACAGCGACTACTAGATGAAATGATAGAAGATGTATTAAAACAAGGCGGTGACCCACCGTCAAACAAGCTACGTAAAGTAGTGTTTAAAGATTATTCAGGTTTAGACTTGAGTGGTAAATTAAAAATTGTAGGTCAACTAATAGGTAGATCTAGCATTGACAAAGATATGATATATGATACTATGTTGGATTTAAACGACATGGGTAAAAAAATAACTATCAGTCGTGTTGCTGGTTTACTTAATTGCTCTACAAGAACAATACATCGCCATATGTGTGATGATTTAAAACAAGAAAAACAAATACTAAATGAAGAAATATAATTTAGATAATTATATAAGGTACAAAAACGAGGTTCAAGAACTTGTTAGCAAATTGCCTGAAGTACAAAATAATGACTTCACAATATATGATGATAAGCAAATGATAACATGTTTTTTACCGCTAGTAGAGAACGTTGCAAGAAAGTTTTCAACTAGTCAACAAGCCTCAGGTGTAATGACTATACTTGATTTGATACAAGAAGGTAGCGCTGGTTTAACACTAGCTGTTGGCAAGCTTGACAGATCTTTGTTGTTAGAATCTGAAGACCAATTAAAAACATTAAAATCATTTTTCTCAAAACGTATCAAAGGTGCAATACGTAGAGCTGTAGATATTAATCGTGGTAACATGAGAATACCTGAGCATAAACTAAACGAAATACGTAAGAACTTTGGTCACAACAAGAAAATGGTTGAAATGTTTTTCAATAGTATATTTTTAAGTATTGATGAAAAGAAAACAGACCTTAATGAAGACTGGGCTGCTCAGATACCTGATAAGTCAGAGCCATATAACGTGGGTATGTTAAATCAATATTTAAAAGGCTTACTTAAAAAACATCTAAACAATAAAGAGTACGAAGTATTACGTATGAGCTATGGTTTAGACTGTGACAAGCATGATGCTAAGACAATAGCTAGTAAACTAGGTATACAAGGCAGCAGTGCATATGTACGTGTTTCACAGGTTAAAAAACAAGCAGTACAAAAACTTATTGATAATGTAGATTACACACAAGTGCTTGATTATCTTTAAGTTATAGAGTGAACAATTGATTAAATAGCGTTCACCAATATGTAATTATAGATATAGACAATTTAATTTTATAATATGACTTTACAACAAAAACTGGCTCAGATTCAAACTGAGCTCAAGGCTAAAAAGAGTAGATTTAATTCTTTCGGTAAGTATTACTTTCGTAGTGCTGAAGATATACTTGAATCAATAAAGCCTTTCTTACTAAAGTACAATGTAACCGTTACTGTAAACGAAAAGTTAATCGCAGAATCTAACGGTGTTCCAGTACTAAAATCAACAGCTACAATACACGATGAAAAGGGTATGATGTTATCAACATCAGCCATAGTCGGAGTAGACTTAATGCAAAAGGGTATGCAAACTCCACAACAGTTTGGTAGCGCATCCTCTTATGGTAAGAAATATGCTTTAGGTAATTTGTTCCTTATTGATGACACACAAGACAGTGATGCTACAAACAATCACAAGTCTGACTTCGATGTGGATGCAGCTAAAAAGTATATCAAATCTGGCGGTACGTTAGATGCGATAAAGAAAAAATATAAACTTACTCCTGAACTGGAAAAACAACTAACACTATAGTATGACAAAAGAGGAGATCCTAAAAAAGCTACGTAACGATGAAGATTATTATGGAGACTTTGGTAGGAATTTTTTAAGTACTTCTGATATTGGTGTGTTGTTAAAAAACCCATTAGCTTATGGCCAACCGTCAAAACAAACATCTGCATTTTTAGTAGGTGGTTATTTTCACACAGCTATACTTGAACCAGATAAACTGAAAAAGTATAAAGTGATACAATCATCAACTAGAAATACTAAATTGTATAAAGAGATGTCTGAAGGCGAATTATGTTTATTACAACATGAAGTTGATCATATTGAACTTATGACTGAAAAAATTATGAATAATGAAGTTTGCAAAAATTTAATTCAAGGTGCTAGCGTTGACTACGAAGTACCGGGTGTTGCCAAACTAAATAAATATACCTGGAAAGGTAAAGCAGACATTATTAATCATGATGATAAAGTTATAGTTGATTTGAAAACTACAGCAGATATAAACAAATTTAGGTCAAATGCATTTAGGTATAATTACGATGCACAAGCATATATATACAGTCAATTATTTGGCTACGAAATGATATTCTTAGTTATCGACAAAACAACACACCAAATAGGAGTGTTTGACTGTTCTGCTGAATTTTATTCGTCAGGGCAAGACAAGGTTAATAGAGCAGAAGATGCTTATGAGCTGTTCTATAAAACCAAGGATTTTAATCCAAAACAATATTTCATAAGTAAAACACTTTAATATAATAATATGGCAAGAACTAGAAAAAGAACATGCGACGTAACAGGCATGACAACAAGCGTTAACAATTTTTACACTAATCAATCACATGTAAAAGCTGTTGACAATTTAAGAAGAGGCACTGGTGCTACAAAAGCTCAGATGTCTAGAATGTTTAACCAATTAAATGCTTATTAATTATGGCAGGAATTATTAAAACCAGTATTAATCTTTCACAAATACCTAAGGATAAAATTATCACAGGTAAGAAAGGTAAATACTTACCAATTAGTATCTCAATCAACGATGAACCTGATCAATTTGGAAATCAAGGTCCAGTTGTAGTAGATCAAACCAAGGAAGAAAGAGAAGCTAAAGCAGCTAAAACTTACCTTGGTAATTGCAGAGTTGTTTGGACAAACGGCGCGTTCCCAGAACCCGTTAGTAATCCACAAGCTGATGGCTCTGTAAGTGTGCAGCAACCTGTACAAGATGTAAAAGAAGATTTACCGTTTTAAATATTATAAATGCAAGTAGAAGATAAAGAGATCAATGGATTTTTGATTGATGAGTTCAATCAATACAAGCTTGACGTAGGTAAAACACAGGGGATTTGTCCTCTGTGTTCCCACGACAGGAAACCCAAAAATCAAAAGGCCAAATGCGCGTCTTATGATTGGGAACGTGGTCTCGGTACTTGCCACAACTGTAATACAACTTATCAACTACATACTTACAAACGTAAGGGAGCTAGTGAACGTGAATACGTACGTCCTAGTTTTTCAACTAAGACTCATGAAACTCCCAGTAGTAAAGTTATAGAATGGTTTAAGTCCAGAGGAATATCTCAGGATACTTTAGAAGCATTAAATGTTTCTGAAGGTCCTGAGTTTATGCCTCAAACTGGTAAAACTGAGAACACAATTAAGTTCAATTATTTTATAGGTAACCAACTAATAAATATTAAATACCGTGACGGCGCTAAAAACTTTAAATTATATAAAGGTGCTGAAAAAGTATTTTATAATATTAATAGTATTGTTGGTCATACAACCTGTGTAATAGTTGAAGGCGAAATAGATGTATTATCATTACATGAAGCTGGTATAAGAAATGTTATATCAGTTCCAAATGGTGCTACGTTAAATCACAATAACCTAGATTACTTAGATAACTGTATAGATTATTTTGAAGATAAAGAAAAAATAATACTAGCTGTAGATGCTGATGAACCTGGTACTATGTTAAGACAAGAGTTTATACGTAGGCTTGGTGCTGAAAACTGTTATTTAGTTGATTTTAATGATTGTAAAGACGCAAACGAATACTTAATAAAATATGGCAGCAACGAGCTTGCTAATGCTATACACAGCGCAATACAAGTTCCGCTGGAAAATGTTACAACACTTAAAAACGTAGAAAATGATCTTAAAGACTTTGTTAAAAATGGTTTTAAACCTGGCTACCAAGTTGGGCTCAAAAATTTCGACGAAGTATTCAGCACTTATACTGGACAGTTTATTACTGTTACTGGTATCCCTAGTAGTGGGAAGTCTGATTTTGTTGATCAAATGGTTGTAGGGTATAATAAAATGTACGGTTGGAAGACTGCTTTTGCTAGTCCAGAAAACGCGCCTATTTATTTACATGCCCATAAACTTATGCGTAAAACGTGGGGTGATATGCCTTCACCTAGTGATATTGGTAGTGGTAAATGGAAAGAAGTTTCTGACCACGTTAACGATAACTATTATTTCATAGATATGGATAAATATAGTTTAGAATCAGTATTACGTAAAGGTGCAGAGCTAGTTAAACGTAAAGGTATTAAATGCCTTGTGATAGATCCTTATAATAAGGTCAGAGATACAAATGCAGTTTCAGATGATGTTAATAGATATACTATGGACTACTTAGCTAAGATTGAGCAGTTCTGTAAAAAGTATGATGTTTTAACGTTTATAGTAGCACATCCAACTAAAATGTATAAAGGCCAAGACGGTAGAATGGAAGAACCAACTATGTATAACATAAAAGGCGGTGGTGAATGGTATGATGCTAGTTATCACGGTTTATTAGTACATAGAGATTATGAAGCCAAAACTACTAAAGTAAAAGTACTTAAAGTTAAGTTTCAAAACCTAGGTGAAAACGGCGCTGAGGCGCATTTTACATGGGAGCGCAGATCAGGATCATTTGTGCCACAAGTTAACGTATTAGACGAAAACAAAGATGACAGCAGCCTTCCGTGGGAATAAGAAATACAGTATGGGTGAATACACCCGAACTGATAATGAAGAAAAAGCTAGACTATGGTGTCACGAAAACGATATATGTATAACACCAAGGCAAGCTAAATGGGGAGAGCCTATTTGGTATATAGATATAGAAAAAGGTAAATATCCTAATCGTAAAAAACTAGGATCAACACCTAATGTTTATGGACCAATTAGAATATGGGAGAAGATAAGTGAATATCAATTATATCACGCATACAATTACTTGTGGGATTATATAATAAGAAATGGTGTTGATTTTGACAATACAAAGGCTATATTTAATTGTGGCTTTACAATTGAAAAACCATTAGAAAATTATATAACAAACGAAGATCGTAATTGGAAGCCTGATTATGCTGAAGCCGAATGGCAATGGTACTTATCTGGCGATCCTAGTGTTAAAAAGCTAGGTGATATATATGGTAAGGTTCCACCTATATGGGAAAAAATGGCAGATGAAAATGGTCACGTAAGAAGTAATTACGGTTGGCAATGGCAACGTAATCATCAAATAGATTATGTAGTCAATAAGCTTAAAAACCATAAAGAAACAAGACACGCTGCTATAAGTATATACGATTGTAAAGAACACGGTACATATGAGTCTGATACTCCTTGTACATATGCTGTTCAATTTACAATACTTAATGATAAACTAAATATGTCTGTTTATATGCGATCTAATGATCTCTGGTACGGCTTTTGTAATGATCAATACTGTTTTAGTATGTTACAAAAACTTGTTGCAGAGAGACTGTCTATGGACACAGGATGGTATTACCATCACGCACATAACATGCATATATATAACGATAAATTATGACATATTATATTTATCATATTCCAGGTAAAAAAATTGGTGTTACCTGTGATCTTAATAACCGGGTCACAGTTCAGCAAGGTTATAACCCTGATGAATATGAAATACTAGAAAGCTCTACTGATGTTGATTATATATCAACAAAAGAGAGAAAATTACAAAGAGAATATGGCTACCGGGTAGATATGGTACCATATAAAAACCTTAAACCAAAATCAAATATGAATATAAATATAACTGAACAGACCACAACGTTTCCAGTTCCGGTGGATAAATTAAAAGGTCAATTGTTTGATAATATGGGTATGTCTTGGCAAACTGATCACGGTAAGTTAGATATAACACCTAAAACAATAAACTGGATAATGAAAAACGTTAAAACTTCTATGTTTAATAATAATAGAAGTTATGTATATAACAAAGCATTTGCTAGGTTCTACGAAAACAATGATGTGTTTGAAAAACCAGTAGTTAAATGCTGTAAAAAACCTTTAAAAATGTTTGAAAACATTAGACAATGGGCTGATGAAAGAGGACTATACGATAAAGGTGATACTAAAACTCAATTAATCAAACTACAAGAAGAAATGGGTGAGCTAGCTAAAGCTACACTAGAAAACGATAAGCCAGAAGTTATAGATGCTATTGGTGATATGGTTGTAGTATTAACTAACTTAGCACATTTAAATAATGTAAACATAGAAACGTGTATATCAGAAGCATATAACGTAATATCTAAACGTACAGGTAAAATGGTTAACGGAACATTTGTCAAAGATGCAGATTAAAACTAAAGATAAGATAGTACAGGCTGTACTAAGGAAGATGGATAATCGTAGCATTACTGGCCAAAAGAAATATGGCCAAACAATGTGTAACGAAATAGAAACAGGCAAGAAAGGCTTGTGTATGTTTTTAACAGATGTACAAGAAGAGATAATGGATGCTTTATTGTATATTGAAGCTGCTAAAAAATGTATTGAAGATGAGAAGAAAGATTAGAAGAAAGAAAGGACCTGTTACAAGTAGAAAAGTTACTTGTGACGGGATAACTTTCGCATCAGGACTAGAAAAACACATGCATTTAGCTCTTAAAAAAGCAAAAATACAAGCTGTTTATGAAGGACATACTTATGAAATATTTCCAGCGTACCAGTTTGATACATCGGCTTATGAAAGATGCGCTAACGGTAAAGGTGACTATAAAGATCGTGGACATAAAAAGATATTAAACATATCTTATACACCAGACTTTATGGGTCAAGGATTTATTATTGAATGTAAAGGTAGAGCAAACGAAAGTTTTCCTTTACGTTGGAAGATGTTTAAAAAATATGTTAAAGAACATTTACCTAATGTTATATTGTATAAACCACAAAATCAAAAAGAATGCGAGGAAACAGTAAGGCTAATTTTGAAAAACAAAGGAGCAAGGAGATAGCAAGACGTATGTATGGCTTGAGAAAAATTGATACATTTATAAAATGGACAGTAACACAAAGAGGTTATTTAAAATGGAAGCACTTAAAAGAACAATATTTAAAGTATAACTTACCATGGGACGATTAATATTAAGCTCGTACACTTGGAAGCCTAAAAAGAAAAGACCAGGCATTCACGGTAAAAAGAGAAACACTAACAATAAAAACGGTAAGTACTATAATGGTACTGCTTATAGAGGACAAGGAAGATAATATGAAAAGTTGGGAATTAAGTTTTGGCCTGTTTACAGGATTTTTATTTGGATATAGATCGTATCCAGATGCAGAAAACAATAAGATAGATCATGTATTTTATGTATTTATATTTGACATTTGTTTAACACTACAATATTAATATGGGATTATTTGATAACAGAATAGCGTATAAACCTTTTGAGTACCCAGAGTATTATACTGAGGGTTGGTTGAAACAAGCTCAAGCGTTTTGGTTACACACAGAAATACCTATGTCAGGTGATGTAAAAGACTGGAATGAACATTTAACAAAAGAAGAAAAAAACCTAGTAGGAAATATACTACTAGGCTTTGCTCAAACAGAATGTGCAGTGTCTGATTATTGGACACAAAAAGTTGTAGGATGGTTTCCTAAACACGAGATACAACAAATGGCAATGATGTTTGGTTCACAAGAAACTATACACGCAGTAGCATATAGTTACTTAAATGAAACTTTAGGTCTTGAGGACTTTGAAGCTTTCTTACATGAGCCAGCAACAGCAGAGAGGTTTGATAATCTAGTGGCTTATGATGGTAATGATCCTGTAGAGATCGGTAAGTCTTTAGCTGTGTTTAGTGCATTTGCTGAAGGCGTTAGTTTATATTCTGCGTTTGCAGTTTTATATAGCTTTCAAATGAGAAACTTGTTAAAAGGTGTAGGTCAACAAATGAAATGGAGTGTAAGAGATGAATCATTACATAGCCGCATGGGCTGTAGATTATTCAGACATATGTGTGAAGAAAAAGACTTTTTAAAAGAGTCTTGTAAACCACATATAATAGAAGCCGCGCAAGTTATGCACGATGCTGAAATGAAATATATAGATAAGATGTTTGAAGCAGGAGATATTGAAGGAATGAAATCTTATGATTTAAAACAATTTATAAAGAAAAGAATAAATGAAAAACTTGTGGAGCTCGGATACAAAGAGCTCTCAAAAGAATTTAAATACGACGAAGAAGCGGCAAAAGAGCTTGATTGGTTTTATCATCTTACTGGTGGTCATACCCATACTGACTTTTTTGCTATTAGGTCGACAGACTACAGTAAAGCAAATGAGGGAGAAGATTTCGAAAATATCTGGTAAATAATATGTGGAGCAATAGATGGAAAAAAGGCGAAGACTACCCAGAGTGGGCAGACGCCGATGTATATAAAAAAACAATAACAGGAGGATATTTACATAATGGAGAAACACCAAGAGAAGCGTACAGAAGAGTTGCTAGAACGGTTGCGCAAAGACTACAGAAACCAGAAATGGAAGAGACGTTTTTTACGTACATATGGAAAGGTTGGTTATGTCTTGCGTCACCTGTACTTAGCAATACTGGTACTGACCGTGGCTTGCCTATTAGTTGCTTTGGTATCGATGTTGCTGATAGCATTTACGACATAGGTACTAAAAACCTAGAAATGATGCTACTAGCTAAGCATGGCGGTGGTGTTGGTATTGGTCTAAACATGATAAGACCTTCTGGTGCAAATATTACAATGAATGGTACATCAGATGGTGTTGTACCTTTCTGTAAAATATATGACTCTACAATACTAGCTACCAACCAAGGAGCTGTAAGAAGAGGTGCTGCATCAGTTAACTTAAATATAGATCATAAAGACTGGGAAGACTGGTTAGAAATAAGAGAGCCTAAAGGTGATGTTAATAGACAATCATTAAACCTACATCAATGTACTATAATTGGTGATAAGTTTATGCGTAAGCTTAGAGATGGTGATAAAGTTGCAAGACGTAAATGGGGTAAATTGCTACAAAAGCGTAAAGCAACAGGTGAACCTTATATAATGTACAAGGGTAATATTAATAAAAATAACCCAGCTGCATACAAAGATAATGCTCTGAAAGTATTTATGACAAATATTTGTTCAGAGATAGTATTACACACGGATGAAAACCATAGCTTCGTTTGCTGTTTATCTAGTTTAAACTTAGCTAAATACCACGAATGGAAAGACTCTAATTTAATATATGATAGCATATGGTTTTTAGACGGTGTATTAGAAGAGTTTATACAGAAAGCAAAAAATAGAAGAGGATTTGAAAACGCTGTAAGATCTGCAGAAAAAGGTAGAGCACTAGGTTTAGGTGTTTTAGGTTGGCATACATATCTACAACAAAAAGGATTTCCTTTTGAAGGATTATTAGCACAATATGAGACAAGAAGAATATTTTCACAAATTAAAATTGAAAGCGAAAGAGCTAGTATGGCTTTGGCAGAGCAGTATGGAGAACCTCTTTGGTGTGTTGGAACTGGTTTTCGTAATACTCATTTACGTGCTATTGCTCCTACTGTTAGCAATAGTAAGCTTGCTGGTAATATTTCACCGGGTATTGAACCTTGGGCTGCTAACGTCTTTACAGACCAAAGCGCAAAAGGAACTTTCATCCGAAAAAATCCAACTTTAATAAAAGAATTAGAAAAACATAAATTAAACAATAAAAAAACATGGGACCAAATACTGAGAGACGGAGGTTCAATACAAGGTATCAAACAATTAGAGAACGTTACTATAGGAGAACACAACGTACCTATAAAAGAAGTTTACAAAACTTTTAAAGAAATAAATCAATTAGAGTTAGTTAATCAAGCTGGTATCAGACAGCAATATATAGATCAGTCTGTAAGTTTGAATTTAGCTTTCCCTTCACAAGCAGATCCTAAATGGATTAATAAAGTACATTTAGAAGCTTGGAAAAAAGGTATTAAAACTCTATATTATATGAGAACCGAGTCTGTATTAAGAGGTGATATTGCATCTCAAGCTATGGACCCTAACTGTTTAAGTTGCGATGGATAATATAACAATAAAACAAATACTAGATCCAGTCGATCCTAAGAGGTTCTGGCTGAACTATTGGGGTAAAAAACATTTAGTTATTAGAAGAAATACATTTAAAAATTTATTTAAATGGCATGATTTTACTAATTTATTAAATGGTTACCCTAGAAATTTAAACCACTTACAGATACTAGATTATGATGGTAAAGGTAATAAGTGGTGTTTAGATAAAGTAAATAAAGGTAAATTAAAATTACCTATGTTAAAGAAAAAAGAAGTATTAGACCTGTGGAGGTCTGGTAAAACATTTGTTCTTTCAATGGCAGAATATACTAAACAAGACTTTGTTGAAATATGCGATGAGCTTGAAAGATATTTTGAAAGAGGTCAAGTTAATATATATTGCTCAAGTAAAAAAGATGCTGTTGGTTTTCCAGCGCATTGCGATAGTACAGAAAACTTTTTGTTTCATACAGAGGGTAAAGTTAAATGGACTATATATGATAACTCTGCACCTGAAAGAAAACCTGGAAAGGTTATTGATGAGTTTGTTTTAGAAGCTGGAGATTTATTGTACATACCACAGTACAGATACCATAAAGCCGAATCACTTACGCCTAGAATATCTATAAGTATTCATTTTCCAAACAAACAAAATCAATCATTAAAAAAGTTTCAGATAACTAAAAAAGGTGTGAAAAGAGATGGTTGGTATAACTGGATGCCCGAAGATTTATATTATGATGCTAAAGGTAATAGCACAAGAGATGTACCTAGAAAATTTAGGATGGGCGGAACACGATGGAAAGAAACGTATTTTAATAATTTAAAAAAATGAATAGAGTAGCAATAGTAGAAGCTCCTCACAATATTAGAAACGCAACGTTAATGCCTAATTTGAATAAGGCGTTTTGCGCTAAATGGGTTATTGACAATGTAGAAAAGATAGAGGATATTGAAACAAAGGATTATGATTGTTTAATATTGTTTGGTGATAAAGAAAAATTACAAAAAATAGTAAATGAAAGCAGGTAAAATATGGGGTAAAACAGAAATGATACATAAAAATGGTGTCATGGAGTTTCACCGAATAGAATTTAATAAAGGATTTAAATGCTCTGAACATGAGCATAGATTTAAATGGAACGGATTTTTTGTAGAATCCGGTAAAATGCTTGTCAGGGTATGGCAAGAAGATCAAGGTCTTGTTGATGAAACAATACTTGAAGCAGGTGATTTTACTATGGTAAAACCTGGTAAGGTACATCAGTTTGAAGGTATTGAAGATGGTGTTGCTTTTGAATTATATTGGGCTGAGTTTAATCACGATGATATAATCAGAAGAACAGCTGGTACTAAGACATGAAAAACATAGCGGTAGTTATACCAGCAAGACTTAATAGTACTAGACTCAAACACAAAATGTTAATGAAGTTCGATGATGAACCTCTAATACGTCTTGTGTTTGATAAAGTACGTATGATGGGATATGATACATTTGTAGCAACAGACAGCAAGCGTATTGCTAAACTGTTTCCTATGAAATGGTGTATACAAACAGGTAAAGCCGATAACGGTACACATAGATTATCTAAACGAGTTGTATTAGATTTAGTAAATGGATATGATTATGTATTAAACATACAAGGTGATATGCTTGATATAAATCTAGATACAATTAAACCTATAATAAAAGCATTAAACAAAAAAGATGTAGTATGTTTAACTGCATATACTAAAGGCGCTAAATCAGATGATGTTAAAGTTATACATCAAAATGGTAAAGCAATGTGGTTTACAAGATCTGACATAGGTTATGGTGATAGACACTTAGGTATATATGCTTATAAACCTTATTTGTTAAAAGCATATAGAGCTATGAAAGATAAATATAAATCAGAAAACTTAGAACAAAACAAAATATTAGGTTTATACGATATTGATGTAGTTGAAACTACATATAATGGCGTAGAAATTAACACTTATAATGATATAAAATGAAATATGCAGAAAAATACAAAGCACTACACGAAGGTGCTGAATATAAAATAAAATATCCAGACGGCGAATGGAGAGTAAAAAAAGGTAACTATGGTAATGGTGCAGGTTTTAAAACTGTACTAAAACCTGTTAAAAAGTGGGTTGATGAAAACCCTGGCACAATGTTATTAGATTATGGTTGTGGATCTGGTATGGTTTGGGATAATAAAATGGCTATTTACAACGGTGAAAAATATACTAAACCAGGTAAACGTGTTCCTGAAAAATATGATGCCATGACACTTACACAGTTTCTTGGTGAAAACTTACAGGGTTTTTACAGGTACGATCCTTTTCACCCTAAGTATTATATGAGACCACCAGATATTAAATTTGATTTAACAGTTGTTAATGATGTTATAGAGCACGTGCCATTAGAAGAGCTGCCTGCATTGTTAAGAGATATAGCTGATTTAACGTGTACTTGTGGCGCAATAGTAATGTCAATACCACAAAGCCCTTCACACGCGCATTTTATGGACGGTGAAAATATGCACTGCACGTTAATGCCAAGAGGTGAGTGGAAAAAATTATTAAGAAAATATATACCAAAACATAAAATAATAATAAATTTTACTCCATGAAAAAACCGATATTAATAGCTGGTCCGTGTAGTCTAGAAGGTAGAATACAAGCTCATGAAATATCTAACAAATGTCAAGAGCTAGCGGACAAATATGGCTTTGACTATTATTTCAAAGCTTCATTTGACAAGGCTAATAGAACGTCTGTAAACTCTAAACGAGGTATTGGTATAGACAAAGCTATAGATATATTTGCTGAGTTGAAAGATTTAGATAGTTGTAAAATTACAACAGATATACATGAGCCTTGGCAAGCAGATAGGTTAGCTGACGTTGTAGACATTATACAAATACCAGCTTATTTATGTAGACAAACTGATTTATTAGTTGCTGCAGGTAATACGTTTAGAAATATTAATATTAAAAAAGGACAGTTTATAAATGGTAGTAATATGGTGCATGCTGTTAATAAAGTTAAAAGTACAGGTAATAATAATATTATGCTAACTGAAAGAGGTAGTATGTTTGGTATGGGTGATCTTGTTGTAGATTTTAGACAGATCGTAGATATGAAAGAGTTAGGTGTACCAGTTATAATGGACTGCACCCACTCAACACAAAGACCTAATTCAGGTAGCACAACGGCTGGTCAACCACGCTATGCTATACACATTGCAAAAGCTGCGAAAGCAGTTGGCGTTGATGGTTACTTTTTTGAAGTACACGAAAATCCTAGCGCTGCATGGAGTGACGGGTCTAATATGATTAAGTTAGATAAATTTGAAGAAATATTAAAACAATTAGTATGAGAGTATTTATAGGGCATGATAGCAGATACCCAGACGCTACTAAAGCATGCTACAATTCGATTAAAGCATATAACAAAAACATTAAAGTAATACCTTTATATAAACATAAGTTAATAAACAAAGGTGTGTATGGTAGAAAAGATATACAAGGTGAATCAACAGAGTTTTCATTTACTAGGTTTTATGTGCCACTTATGTCTGCCTACAAAGGTGTGTCTATGTTTTGTGATAATGACTTTATATTTAGAGATGATGTTGCTAAAATTTTTAAACAACTAAACGATAGAGATTTAGTAGCTTGTGTTAAGCATAAGTATTATGAATCAAAATCTACCAAAATGGACGGCATTGTAAATAAAGCGTATCCAAGAAAAAACTGGAGTTCATTAATGGTTTTTAATAATGAAAAGTTAAAAGATATTTTAACAAAAGAATATTTAGACAATGCTAGCGCTGCGGATTTACACCAATTAGCTTGGGCTGAAAACAAAATAAGTGAGATTGATAAAATATGGAATCATTTAGTTGGAGAACAAGATGGTTCTAGTAACGCTAAGGGTATACACTTTACAAATGGTGGACCTTGGTTTAAAGAGTATAAAGATTGTGAATTTGCAAATGAATGGAGAAAGATATTAGGAAAATAGTAAAAGATAAATCAGTTATATTTGTTGGTAATTCTGTAGAAATAATGAAGCATGAACATGCTAAATTTATAGAAAGCCACGATATAGTTGTTAAGTTTGGTAGAGCATTAGAAGCTACATCATTACAAGAAAAATCACTAAGCGAAAGAGTTGATGTATGGGTTACTGGTCAGTTTAGATCTCATGCATTTAGAAAAATGAAAGATCATTTTAAACCTGGTGGTAAGTTTGAAAATACACATATATTACTAAATAGATCAAGAGGTAACTTTCATTTAAAAGAGTTTGTTATTGAAAAACATATGTGTCCTCATTTAATAAAATATGGTTATCAAGAAATGTATAGTGATAAAGAAATTATTGATACTATGAAAGTTTTTGATAAAGATATTATAGGTACTGATCTTAGACCATCAAGTGGTTTTCTAACTATATTGTGGTTTATAGAAAAAGTTAAAACATATAAAAGCTTATCATTGATAGGCTTTGATTTCTTTACAAAATCAACACCAGCTAAAAGAGTTGGATATAATAAAAAATCTAAAAAATCAAACATAAGCGCACACGATCCACATAGCTGGCATTTACCTATATATTTAAGGGCAGCAAGTGCTCATGATACTTATCTCGAAGAACAATTTGTTTCTTGGTTAACAAGAACAAATCAAGTTACTTGGCATATATTAAGTGATTTAAAAAAGAGAAGTATTAAGTATACAGGCTGGGCAAAGAACTTACCAATGATAATAACAGCCTCTAATGAAAGAACTAAATATTACAAATCAAGGGTTAAAACTACTTAGCGCCACAAGGCTTACCATTAGCTATATTAACCCATTTTTCTTTTTGGAACCAATCACGTAGTGTAGCTCCTTTTTTTCTAGCGCCTTTTACATTAGACTTACTAGATCTTTTATATTTACCTTGAGCTGCAGCACTACGTTTAGCACGTATTACTTTTTGCTTTTCAGCTTTGCTCATGCTTTTGTATTTATTATATGGCAAACAAACTTTCTTTGTTCCACCACCTTTAATTTTACTTTTTGGCATTTTTAGGTTTTTTATGACCACATCCTTTCTTCATAAGTGCTTTATGTTTTCTAAGACTACTTACATCATGGACAGATCCGTCCTTACAATACATTTTATGATTTTTCATTTTTTGATTTTAAAGTTTTATTAGCATCTTGTTCCCATGGTAATTTTCTACTCTTTGTATTTATTTGATCAGTAGCTATTTTTAAGCTTTTACCGCCTGGGTTAGCTTTCCATTTGTAGTATAAACTATTAAATTGTAATTGAGGTTCATGATCTTTACCAAATAAACTCATTTGTCTTTTGTGTCCTTTTTCATGCTTTATAGTTTCAAGCATTTGTTTAGGTTTTAAATCTTTATTTACAAATATAGTTTTATTCTCATCAATATAACCCCAATGTTTGTTAGTAGGCATATCAACAAGCTTAACGACATTATCTAGTTTGTTAGAACTTGGATGCAAGCTTAACAACTGATGAAAAGATTTCATTTTAAATCCCATTACTTCTTTTTTCTTCTAGTTTTTCTTTTGGTTTTTTTACCTTTTTTCTTTTCGTTTTTTGATGCCCAAACCGCTTTACGTTGAGCTGCACTAGCATATCCCATTATCTTCTTTTTTTAATTTTTACACAACTACCTTTAGAGTATTTTTTAGTGCCAGCTTTTCTTTTGTAGCCTTTCCAGCACTTAGGCATATAATTATTTTTTACCACCTTTTCCCATTTTACCTGGTCCGCCTTTTTTAGTGCATCTTACACCCCATCCTGAAGCGTAGGCGCTAGGCCATACTTTAAATTTTCTTTTTGCAGCTGATTTACAAGCTGGACTAATTTTTCCCATTTCCTTTAATTTTTTCGATTGAACTAATACCAAAGCAACCTAGTGTAACCCATACAAATGAGTTATAAACTACTTCATTAATAATAAGATCTTTTTCAGCTATCACACTTGTTGCTAAATCTGCTACAGCAAATAATGTCATTACTATAAATGACATAAATCCTATAACATTTTTTTCATTAATTTCGTTTTTATCTTTAAATAATGCCCACATAATATTTATTTTTTACCACCGCGTGAATATGGAAATAAAGCATTCATAGCTTTACGCCTACCTTCACAACCACATGGTATATTTAAACCTTTTGATACTCTATCTACAGCTGTCTTAATGCCAGTCTTAGTAGTGAATTTATGTATAGTGTCTCCTAATCCTCTTGATTTCATAATATTAACATTTCCATCTACGTCTAGCAGCTTTACCTCTTTCACCGGTCCAACCTTTTGATCTAGCGCAAAATGATTTTCTTCGTTTAGCAGCTTTACTACCAGGCTTTACTTTACCTGTTACTGCTGTTTTTAATTTACTACCAGGGTTTTTACGTTTATAAGCTGCAACTCCTTTTTTAGTCATACCAGCACCTTCTTTAGTAGTTCTAAAGTTTCTATTCTTACCTTTAGTAGTTTTTCTTACGTCTGGTTTTGGCATAATTAATTATTTTTTTTAGGATTATCTTTTGCTGGATTAGGTGGGTTTATAACTGGTCTATTTGGCGGTCTATTAATAGTTGGCGTATTATTATTATTATAATTGCTATTACCACTATACAAAGGTTTATGTACGTTGTACAAACCTGGATGATAATATGGTTTATCCCATCTAGTGTAGTAACCGTTGTATGGTCTATACCAATCATAACCAACCACGTTATATACTACGTTAGGTCTTATATCTCTGATAGGTATTTTTAAAGTATCACCGTTTTCAGTTAATGCTAACACGTGAGTTACTTGAGGCCCTTTGCTTTGATAATAATAAGGTGAACAACTAGCTAACATAGCAAGTAATAATATTGCTAGTAAAACTGTTATTGATATTACTCTACCTAAGTCTCTTTCTTTATCTGTCATATTACCATGTATTTAGTCTTACCGTTTTCATGATAAGCTTTTAAACATCTTTTTCTGTTTTCACCTGGATTTACATAGCTTACGTGTACCCACGCTGGATTACTATCATCACCAAACTCCCATATCATTTGATCAAACTCTAAGTTTTCTTTAATAAACTTATACATATCACAATTTTTCATGTGACCAAACGTGTCGTCTATATCCATTGCTTGACCGTGACAATGTTGTGATTTTGCTGACCCACCGATTGCAGCATTAAGTTCAGGTCCACGATAAAACGAATTTATCTTTATAGGACCTCCTACGTGCATTCTAAGAGGTTCAAATACTTTTTCTGCTAATAGCTTCATGTTTTGTAAATGAGCATCAGAAGGATCGTTTTTTAAACCAAGTCTCAAAGCAGTTATACTATATACACCTTCTTTGTAACTTATATGTTTACTTATTTTATCCATTTTTAATTGCTTTTTTGACAGCTCTAGCTTTAGCTTTTATTTTAGCTGCTTTAGCTATTATAATATCATCTACTGTAGTTTTACTCCACAGTAAAGTCCATACGTCTTTCCAGTATTGTTTTGTTAATTTCCACATAATTTATTTATTTAGCATCCGCAACAAAACGGACAGTTAGGTATTCCACACATATCTTAAAATTTACTTGCATTATTAATTTCATTAATGGCTTCTTGAATATCGTTTAAATCTGCTGGTAGCATTAAATCTAAACCAGCTTTAAAAACAGTTTCTTTTATACCGTCTTTAAATATTATTAACGTGGGTGCCATACGAACCCTGTATTTCTTTTTTGCTTCAGGAGCTTTTGATATATCAACTCTATAATAAACAGCGTTTTTTATTGTTTCCCACTCAGCAAAGCAATTAGCTTCATTAAATTTAGCCCAAAACTCTACAACAATAGGTTTTGTTTCATCATCACCAAAAGCATTGTTACTGTTTATTTTATCTTCAAAATTTGAATCATCTATCCAATATTTTTCTGGAACGTCTTGTTGTGCAAATGATATAAATGGTATTAAAATTAAAATTAAAATGTTTTTCATTATTTATTTTTTTGTATTTCATATAATCTTTCATCAATTTTATCTAATTGATCTCTCATAGCCTCAACATCTTCTTGAGTATCCATAATTGTTTGGCGTATTAACTCGTCTTTCAGATCATACTCTATTCTATCAATAACTGGAGCGGGAAGCTCTTTCGCCTCAGCTATATCGGCTTGTAAAGTAAACCACATTGCTGCCAAGCTAAATATGCCTGCACCAGCTAAACCTATAGTTTTTAAATCTATTGTAACTTTAGTTTCTTCTGATATTTGTTTTGCCATTTTATTTATCTTTTAATTCTTCAATTATTGACATTAATTTGTCTACATCTTTCTGTAGGTATTCAATTCTTAAATCTTGTTTAGCATCATCAGGTAATGCACCCATTTCACCTCTTGGCCATTTAATTCTAAATTCATCGTTTAGTGTTTGGTTATATTCTAACCTAACAAGCGTGGAGTCTATAGCTCCTATTTTAGCTGTTAGATCAAACCATATACCTGCTATAGATATAATACTAACTATTATACCTATTAATGTTTTTATGTCAAGCTTTACTTGTGATTTTTCTGATAGTTCTTCCATTATCTAAAAGTGTAGTTTATACCAAAATTTGTTCCATATATTTTACTGTCCCAAAACTTGGTATACTCACCCTCTACAAATACACCCAAAGCTTTACTTACTTTCCAACCAAACATTAAACCTGCTTGGTAATCAGACCACTGTTCACCTTCAAGTAAATTATTATGGCCTCCAAGTCCCCAACTATTTCTATGTAAATAGCTAAAGTCTTCATTACCTTGTACATATTTGTGATAAGGTAATATCCAGCTACCATAAGCATGCAGCCAAAAATTATTTTTATAATGATAAAAATCAAAACCGACAACAGGAGCAACTTCAGCAAAAGGATCTAGCTCAGCCCAACGTTCTTGATTATATCTATTTAATAAACCAGGCATTACATCATCTCTAAATTGTCTATCTGTATACGCTACTGTAACACCTTCTTCGTTTCTCCAAAACCAATCATAATAATAATCACCTGTTACCCAGTCTATCATTTGATAGTATATATCTTCATAGCCATACTCATAACCTAATTCATACCAATAGTTAACTATACCACCGTTGTCATCTGTTTCATTTAACCATATTTCTACAGGATTATAACCATAAGGTCTTTGATGTGTTCTATATATTGCACCTGCAGATATACTAAATTTCTTACCAATAGGTAACCTGGCTCTTAATTCACCAGACTGATACTCAAATCCTACATTACCAGACTCTCTTGATTCAAATTTAGCAATATGATAATTACCAGTGTGTCTAATAAATAATCTCTTATTTTTAAACTCATCACCGTTGTGTCTTTGTTTTTCCCAATGTAACATGTATTCTAAACCTTGCACTGCAGCTGAAGGAGCTGATAATGCTACATTACTTTCTTTGCCATTATAAAAGTTTTGACCTTTTATTTCATAATCAAATCTAGCTAGCTTCCTAATACCAATTCCGTATCTATAATCAAATGGATGATATATAGTTTGATCAACAACGTCTGGTATCGCGTATAAGTTTTCTGGATCTGTACGTATGAAGTATTTAGGTTGTTCTTCTTTTGCATTACCTATGTTACCGGCAGCATAAAAAGTTCCGTACTTTAAAAAATCTTTATAAACTTCTTTAAAAAAGTTTTTCTTTTCTTCTTGAGCTATTGCATTAAAGCTTATAAATAATGCTAATATTGTTAAAATTTGTTTCATCTGTAGTAAAGTTGTTATAGTTTAAGTAATCACTTGTTTTCGCTATACTTTTAATAGTTATTTTATTTTTCTTGGGTTTGTAAGCTGTCTTGATCTAACTTTATTTTTTTCCTTTAACCTTGGATCTGGTTTAGGTTTTTTACTAGGCTCATCATCTTCTATACCTACTTGCCAAGTTCTCCAACCAAGAGCCACCGCCATACGTTGCCAAGCTTCATGTTCGTTGTTTAGCACTTCTCTTGTACTTTGTATTTTATAATATACTCTATCAGTAGGCACGTTAGTTGCAGCAGATATTAAGTTAGAACTAGCTTCAATAGCAGGGTTGTCTATATCAAGCCCCATCTGCATCATTTCTTTTTTATTAAATTTATAGGTTTGTAAAGCTGAATATGTTTTTCTAGCCTTACTGCCAATAGGTGGTGATATATTGAAAGCTTCAACTAACACATAACCGTAATCAGCTCTATTTGAAGGTTTATCAGATTGCTTTTTAAATTCCATTATTGTGTTTTTCAACATGGCTACTATAGCGCCTTTTATACCCATACCTCTAAGTACTGAATCAGCCAT